AACAAATACATCTCTTGCAATCCTAATATTATATCCTGCTTTTCTTATTCTTATTGAAAGGTCTAAATCTACATTATACCCAAGACCAAACTGTTCATCTAAAAATCCAATTTTATCAAATACTTCTCTTTTTATAAGTTCAAAAAATCCTGAACCTACTTTTGAGTAGTGATGTATCAGTCTTCTGCGCATAAAGAGAGTATTAAATGCTACTGACTGCACTCCAAATGCAAAGTTTGATGTTGGTACTAGCATTCCTGTTTTATCATCAAAAGCACGAAGCATTGTCGTAAGCCAGTCTAGGTCATTTAAAATTATGTCATTATCGCAAATTAATATATATTCATTCTTAGTGACTTTTAAGGCAGAATTAACTCCCTTGACACAACCGAGTGCAATCTCATTTGTTATAAAATCAAAATTTTTATACTGCTTTGCTAGTTTCTTAAAATATTCTGCAAGGTCTTTGTCATTTCCATCATTTATCGCAGTAAACTTAAATCTCCTGTTATCTGTATTCTTATAAATACTTTCTATCGCAGCTTTGGTTATCTTAAAATTCTTATAGCAAGGCATTATAATATCTATCTTTGCAAAATCTCCGTGAGAGGTTGCAATTTCCTTAGCTTTCTTTCTATCTTTTTTTCTCTTATCTGCAATATGTTTTATCGTATCTTGTTTTTTACTCTGATATTCAACTTCGCCTCTTGGTTCTGGCAGTGCCAAATGTCCCAAGACTATATTTGTATCACACCATATTTTATATCCAGCCTTCTTTGCCTTAATGCAAAAATAAATATCTTCGCCTATACTTTCACCATATTCAAAATAAGGCTTCTGGATTTTCTTTAGGACTTCAGTTTTTATTAAGATACAACCAAATCCTACAGCATCTACAACTTGCAGTTTCTTTTTGTAATTTACAATATGGTCGTATGTGTCACAATAGGCATTTATCTTTCTTTCCTTAAATATCAGAGGCAGATGTATTCCCTTTCTTGTAAAAAAGAGTGGTGCTATTATATCCTTATCGTGTTCAATAAGCTGTGTAAAAAGCCATACATCTGGCGGAATTATCATATCATCATCAAGCCAGAGGATATAATCCATACCTTTTTCAAGTGCCCAATTACAGGCTTCATTTCTCGCATCAATTAAAATCATCTGCATACCAATTTTTAAAAAGAACTCATAACCATCTACTTTTCTTGACCAGCAGTCTGAAAGCAGATAGTAAAGACCTTCAACCGCTTTAGAGTCGTGCTTTGCGGTTGCTGAAGGTATGTAGATAAGTACCTTTTTGCTTTCCATTATTTACTCCTTTTCTCCCTATATAAGCAAGAAGGCAGGAAATTAATCCTGCCCTCTTGACTATTTTTATAATGCTTTAACAAATCCTACTATTGACTGTGCCACTGTTGAAGTACCAATAGTTGTACCTGCAATAGCAATTGCTCTTGCTAAAGCCTGAATTTCTGCTTCAGTTCCTATTGTAGTTGCTCCAAATTTAACTGGAACAAAGCAAGAAGTACCAGCAGCCATTCCCAGAGGGTCTCCTGCATTAATTGTAGTAGCTGTCATTATACGGAGAACTGCTGCATATCCATACACAAGTATTTCTCCATATTCATCGTGGTTTCCGCTAGTTCCTATTGTCTTTACAGTTACACCTGCTGGGAAACTTACGCTTACTGCTGCTGGTGCAATTATAGTAGCACCGTCTTTATCTGTAGCCCAATCTATACATACAGGTTCTCCTGGTATCAGCAGTCTGGCTTCACCATTTTTGAATGTCCCAAAGACTTGTTCAGCACCTGCTCTTTTTAATCTCTGCATTCTCATTTTATTTTACCTTCCTTCTAACTTTTAAGGGGGATAAAACTATCCCCCCTTTTAGCTAATTATATTAGTTTTTAATTAATTATGAAGCTGCATTATACAACAGTCCCTGTCTTGCTCTATTTGAGCAAGTAAGGTTGCCCATCCATAGGATTTTAGCTGTTCTTGCATCCTGATTTTCAGGAGTGATAAATGGGGTATTTGTAAAGTTTGCAGCAGGATGAACTACCATTTTTAGATAGTCAGTATTAATGCCGTGAACAGTATTAGCTATAGCATTGTTGTCCCATCCGAGTGTTGCACCCTTTACCTTGTAATTATCAAATCCCATATCGGCAAGTTTCGTATTAGTAAGTCCTGGATGAACATTGATTGTTGCAGTAAGCAGGTCTTCCCAACCTTCAAAGGTGGCTATATCTGCTATCATCAGGTCTATATGGTCGTCTCCATCGGAAGTCCTGTTATAGAGCTTGAACAGACAGAGTTTCAACCTATCGTATATGGCAGTAGTTTTGGTAGCATCTATAGTATAATTTCTCCACCAAGCATTGGTACTCTGTGGTATTCCAGCGACAGTTGCAGCACCAGCAGGAGACTGTCTTATAAAGTATGGCAGACCATTCATCTGTTTGCCTGTGCCTATTGCGAATAGTGCTAGTGCGAATCCTGCCTGCATACTTTTTTCAGCCTGTGTTATTTTTGCTTTAAGCAGATTAATCAACTGTTGCTCTCCACTGTTCATACGCTCTTCCTTACCAGAGATAGTAACGCTTGCTGCTGCCTGTCTCCAGTCAAATTCAGCAGCAGTAAACCCTTCCTGCGGTGTGGTAATAAGTGGGTCATAGCCGTCATACCACTGGAAAGTAGCATTATCTCCATACATCAATGGAGCGATTATCTTTGTTCCGCCACCTTGCGAATCCATACCTCCCTGTTTTGAGAACATATACTGGAACAGGAAGTTATGCTTGAAAATGTTATCAACAAATGTTGGTCTGTAGTTTTTCAGCGTAGTTGATAACAAAGTGTTATAATTTACATTTCCTGGCATTTTAATTCACCTCGTCTTGTTATTTTATTTAATTCCAATTTCTTCTTTTGCTGCTTTAACAGCTTCATCAAATGAAGGTAAGTCTGACAAAGTCGGTGCTCCCTCTGGTGCTTCCCCTGTCTCTAAGTTTGCCTTTTTCTTATCACGAAGTTCTGCTCTGGCTTTTTCTACAGCAGCCTCCTTAAATCTTTCAGGAAACTTTAGTATGTAAGCCTGTTCCATATCTACCTGGTGTAATCGTATAATCGGTGCTAGGCTTGCAAGCTCTACATCTGTTATCTCGCTGTGAGATTTTCTAAAGTTATCAATCTTAGCTTGTGCCTCTTCAGACATTTTTGTATTCATAAATACACCATAAGTTGAAGCAAACTTCTTTTCCATTTCTGTCTGATTTTTAGTTACAGCCTTATTCACATACCATTGGATTCTCTGTTCTTCGGTCATTGCATCAAGGTCAGGTTCTTCCTGCATTTTTGCTGCTGCTTTCCTTCTGTCCGTTTCAGTAACACGCCATTTCTGGAACTCTGGGTCAGCCCAGAGTTTTTCAAGAACCTCTCTTGCCTGTGTAGCTTTCCCATATTCTGTTTGAATACCAGCTATTTCCTGCATTTTCTTCGTGTAATCAGCCTGCATTCCTTTATAGATTGGCTGAAGCTCTTTAGACAACTTTTTGGGGTCTATCTTTTCTGTAAATGAGAGTTCCCCTTCTTTTGCTTCTTCCTCTTTCTTACCTTCTTCCTCTTTACCTTCCTCTTGCAAATCCTCTTTCTTCTGAGGTTGTTTGCCTTCTTCTTTACCAGTTCCTTCTTCTGTGCCTTCTGGAATTAGGCTACTTTCCTCTTTGGTTTTAGTACCCTCTTGTTCCTCTTGCACTTCTTCGGGATTGTTGGCTTCTTTAGTTTTCATTTTTTCCTTCCTTTATTTTTTATGTTTTTCTAATCTATTTGCTAATGCTTGAGATTCCTGATATTGCTTAGTGCATATCGCCCAAGCGCTCTCTTCTTTTGTCCTTCCCTTCTGCGGTTTAAAATCAGGGTCTCGCATTATAGCCTCTACGCATCTTTCCACTTGTTCTGGCATTTTAGTACACCCTCTCTAAATCTCTTTTTTTGCATTCTTCAGCAAACTGCTTTCTTGATTCTATATAAATTGGTTTGTGCTCAAAATTATGGTAAAAATCAGGTATAAATTCAGGATTTTTTCTACAACCATAAATCCGCATAAGTAAGTTTCCGCACTCGCAAAAATACTTTGCATCTCTATCCAGAACCAAATCTTCATAAATCTTATTGCATTTTAAGCATTTAAAGTCAACCAGCTTCATTTAGTAGCCTCCTGGAAATCCTGGTGGCATTCCGCCCATTCCAGCAGGCATCATTCCTGTTGGTGGTGGCTGCCCCATTCCCATCTGTTCAAGTACAAATGCAATCTCTTCAAGGCTTGGCTCTCTTATTGTCCCTCGTTTTTTCTCTTCTTTCAGTTTTTGTATCCTTAGAATTTTTTCTATTTCATCTTCAGTAAATTTATACTTTTTAATCAAGACTTCAATGAGTCCTCTCTGGTTTACGACAGCTCTTCCTTTCTCGTCAACTGCTCCAATTGCGGTCTGTGCAAACTCATTTATTCTCATTCTATCTTCATCTGTATCTGGTTTAGCCATAGACCCAACATCTATTCTGACATTATGCTTTCCACTTATTGATTCCTTATTAAATTTTTCAAATCTTTCTTTGCCCTCTTTTGTAATTTTTACAGCCGTCTTTTCTGTCAAGTTTTTCTGAAGAATAGTAATTATGCCTTTTGCGACATCAATACAGAAGTCGGTTACAGCATCAAGCCTTTCTGAATTTCTAAGATTTGCAGCCCTATCTATAATTCGTGATTCTGTGGCAGTTTTTTCTACTAGAGCTTCAACAGCTCTCTGTTGGTATCCTACAGCAGAAATGTTATTTAAGTCATCTTTTGACAGTGCATCAATATTATACAGTTCTGCTTGAACCATAGAAGGGTCAAATATTTTTACCCCATCCTTTACCTTTCCTGGTTTACAGGCAACCATTACCATATCTGCATCAGATTTGAAGTTTTTCTTTTCTTTTTCATTTGCAAAAATATCCTGGTCATAAAATATTTTTCTCTGGCTTTTAGCCCTGTGATGAAGCAGTTGGCTTCTTGTCTTGTCAATTTCTATATTTATCTTTGCTATCTGGGAAAGGTCTGAAAGTGGAAAGAGCCTGTCAGGCACATCATTAAAAATAAGAAATTTATAATTTCCACCTTTTATATCATAGGCACTGTTCTCTTCCCTAAGAAATTTATCAGTTTCTTCAGTTACAACATAAATTTTATTATCTACCACATCAAGGGCTTCCCAGAACTCAACGAATTTAAAATCTTCCAGTTCCGTTCCAGGTATGCCAAGATTTTTTAAAGTTTGGTCATCTGCGGATTTAACTTTATAGCTGCCCTTTAAATCCTTTGTATTCTTATATTTTTCTTTCATTTCACTCAAGGGCAGCACATATCTTGTTGCTATCCACCTTTTTTTATCAAAATCTTTTATGTAAGTATCAGTTACGACATCAAGCGGAGAAGTCCTTATAAAAAATGGAAATTCAGCGGTTATGAGTTCAGTATGGGCAGCTCCACTTTCCGCAAACCCTGTTTTTTTAGTTTTTGTGGTATAGCCGAGCTTTCCTATGCCGTATGAGTAGAGAAGAGTATCAAGGACAATTTTTTTTATCTGCTTTTTTATCCCCATATTACCCCAGAAGAAGTTTACGATAACTTCTGCTGCTTTTGAATTTTCCTCTTTGGTGTCGCCATCTCCAGGTGTCAGAAATATGTAGGGGTCTTGATAATAAATCTGTGGGAGTATTGCCTTTATGATTGCAAAGCAGTAATTTATCACAACTGCTACTTCTGCTTCAACTCCGCTAAAGTGTTCTCCAACATACATCCTTACCATTTCTTTTGCCCGAGTGTATAAGTTTTCTTTATAAAAATTTCTTGAAACTTTTATTCTGTTAAGCCATAACTTTGCATCTGATTTTGTTAAAACTTCCAATTTTTACTCCTTAGGTATATATTTTCCAAGTTGACTATTTTTCTCCTTAGGCATAATCATATCAAGGTAGTATTTGAATGTTCCAAATACATTTCTTTCTTTTGACTTTCTCATAGGCACACTCCACATACTTATCTGCCTTGAAAGCGCATCAATTATATCATCGTGGCGACCTTTCGGATATCGCAGAAGTTCATCTTCAAGTTCTGGCATATCCCTGCCTATCTTTATCTGCGAATATTGAAAAAATGTTTGCAGACCTGAAATCCAATCATCTTTTGATTTTGTCCAGTTGCTTTCCAGTTCAATCACATTATACAACTGCTTGGCTTCATCCATTTTTTGGTTCATTATATATTTTAAGACTTTCTGGAAAACAGTCGTTTCAATTCCAACTTCGTATGGTTTCCATCTGTTACAAATTTCAAGCAGTTTGTCAATCAACTCATAAGGTTGAAGTTTTTCCCTTAAATATTCAAGGACATATTTCATATTATCGCAATCAACTCCCACAACAGGTATTGCGCTGAAGTCAGCCCTTCTCTTTTCAGATATTGCAGGGTCAAGTGTTATGAATATGTTCATATCTGACCTTTCAGGCAATTTTCCGATTTCCCAATATTTTATCATATCCTTTGTGAAGCGAGCATCTGTCTTATCCTTTGGGTCATTGTCATATTGGCAACTGTAAAAAGCAGAACCAATTGATTTTTTCCTATTTTGCAGTTCCTTTTCAGTAAGTCTCTGTGGAAAGAATAAAGAACCATCAGGTTTATGAGCGCTTCTCTTAAAATAGTTAAAGACGTGTCTTTCATTTCTAATTATATGGTCATACAGGTCGGAAAAATGCCATCTTGTCC